ATTGTAACTTGAGCGTGTGAGTTCGCTGTGTTGCTATTGTTGTTAATCCCTATTGCAACCGAATTACCGCTATTCGATGCTGAGGCCTGCAATGGGAATGAGTGCGATCCAATGGATACAGGTGTTCCAGGGCCTGCGTTTATTGCGTTGGGTACTGTTATTATCCCTGCTGTTTCAGCCTTGAGAACCAAAAACCCCTCTAATGTATTTGCTGAAGTAATGTAAAAAGAATCGCTATCTGAGTTTTTAATGCCATGCGACCAGCTCGTAACCGAAGGCACGTTGTATGTGACAAACGGGTTCCCACCTGCACTACCTCCGCACGCCATCGCGCAAATAGCTGATGACGCTATATTTGTATTGTCTAAGTTCCTTACGGAGGCATATAGAGGAAGTCCAACTGACGTCTTTTCAATGGCTAATGCTGCAGTTGTATCAACTGGTATGGCTGATCCAATACGCACAGTGTTAGCATTTAGAATGCCGGCTCCTACTGAGGTCATAGTGATATTACCAAAGAAGTTCCAAGCTGGAGTCCCCCCAGCGTCCACGTCACATAAGCTAGAGCCGTTAGAGTAGAACACAAATCCACCGACTTGATTTGCCATTGTATATTGAGTGCCTGTGCGCGTGAAGTGAAGAGCGGGATTACCTGTATCGCATCCGATACTTACATCGACGTTTGCAGCACCTGTGTTTGTAAATGTCCAACCATTAGCGATCCCTCCTCCTTCAAAACCAAAAGTCCCAACAAAGGGCGTCGCCATATTAGTCGTGAGTGTATTAAGAGTGCCAACCGTTGCGATGCCATTGCCGTTGGGCATTAGCACCTGTCTAGTGACGTTTGGGAACACCTCAGACCCGCTTCCTGGGACTAGAGACTCTATCTCCCCTAAGGGAGATACGCCAGTTATAGCGTCCCATACGGCGATGCCTGACGATAGAGAAACAAGCATCCAGAACTTCTTGGATATTTTGTTGTACCAGAAATCCCCTATCTTAACATTTTTATTATCCGACGTTTTTGGATCCCTAGATGTTGTGATTATATCAGGGGGGTTCTTTTCAGATAATCCTAGGTAAGCTAACGTGGCATTGCCTGGTAGATTAGAGCTCACAGCGCAGCCTGCGCGTCTCTTGCTGATCTATTTTTATAACTTGGTTGAGCAAATACTAAGGTGGCGAACTCATCTGGATCTGTTGGGAGTGATCGCAGGCCCGATGCTGCTAATTTTGGTTCCCACTCTTTCTTTAAACGCTCAAAGCACTTGCAATATTTTTCATCTACTAAAACCCATTTGAGCCTACGGCACATATCCTCGTCAAACGATTCTGAAAGGATGTCGTTTTGGATTACTTTTTTCTGTGTCTCGCTTAATGAGAAAAGTTCTTGGTCATTTACGGATATCTTCATTTTTTCCTTTTAGCAGGCTAAATACCCTGCAAAATGTGTTCTTGCGTCAGCCGATGAACCTACATCGGCAGTGTCTCCTACGCCTCCAAATATAATAAGTTTAACTACCGCAGTGTCGGCAGCATCCATATCAAAAAAACCGCTAGAAGATACGATGATAAGATCAGGGGCAAGAGTTACACCTCTAATTGCTGCATAATTACAAGCAAAAAAAGGCATTTCTCTATTACTTGTTACTATAATTGAACTACCGAATGTCATAGCTGATGTCAACTGCTCTATTTGAAGACCTGCAGCTAAATTGTATCTTCCGCCAACGGGAGCAGTAAATGTTCCATTGGTATTGAAGTCTGAATTTTGGTCAAAAACTTCTGTCAACGCGTTTCCTGACCCTAAAGTATAGGTAGCTCCATTTCCGGTAACGTCAAGATCGCTAGTAGCTAAATAAGCCAGGAATGCCGGCTGAAGAGGCATACTGACTTCACCTGCAGTTGTAGCCGTTAAAACGTTATTGCTCCCAAGGTTACCCCCTGTACAGATGGTGAACAAATTAGTCGCCGAGGTATCGCTGCCAAGCCCCCAGCTAGTGGCACCTCCTTGCATAACAATCTTAGGATCACCGCCTGAAGTGCCTCCTACGGCCAGTAAAAGTTGAGCATGGGAATTCGCGGTATTGCTTGTGTTTGAAATAGGGACAAAAACAGCGTTACCGCTATTTGATTGTGAGGCCTGCAAAGGGGCCGAGTTTGAGCCAGGAACTATCATAGTTCCAGAGCCTGCGTTTAGTGCGTTGGGTACGGTTACTATTCCAGCTGGGGTTATTGTAAGACGGTTAGTCGTCCCAAGTACGTACCCTGAAGCAATCGTAAACAAATCAGTCGCAGAGGTATCACTTCCAAAAGACCAAGGATTAGTGCCGCCTTGCAAAATAATCTGCGGGTCTCCGCCTGAAGTTCCTCCGACTGTAATTGTAACTTGAGCGTGTGAGTTCGCTGTGTTGCTATTGTTGTTAATCCCTATTGCAACCGAATTACCGCTATTCGATGCTGAGGCCTGCAATGGGAATGAGTGCGATCCAATGGATACAGGT